CATCTCCACCATATGTCTTTTCTGATACATACGAACCAGCACGTTCGTCAAAACATTTATGGCTAAAATAGAACGAACATAGTGCAGCAACTACAAAAATAAGAGATTTTATATACCTCATAGACTAAAAATTAGAGTTAATATATGGCAAAAAAATCAAACAAACAGGACCGTTTCGCGGTCTGGGTGCCCTGCAAGGGCTATGTCAAACGCTGGCTGCTCGCCAACTTCAACCGTCCCGATGAGTATTGGCAGGAGTTAGTAAATTTGTCGCCGAACAGAGAGTTCGCCGATGATTTCAAAAAGAGGCTCACGCGTGCCGAAGCACGGCGCGATAGTTCCGTCAAGGGTCGGTACACGACGCGAGTAGCGATAGAGATCACATATGACACGTTTCAACGGTACGGCTGGGAGCTTACTCCTACGGAGACTCTACGCTGGAATACCAAGATGGAGAGCGAGGTCAAGCAGGTGCTGCACACCTACAACGCCATGCTCTCAGTCACCGGACTAAGCATAGCCGACCGCATCAAGCGCTTCCGTAATGCAACCGGTATTACCGAGCTCGACTGGGATACCGATTCCATCCGAAAAGAGCTGCAGCGCAACTCAAAAATATCTGGTAACGACGATTTCGAGCAAATTGTCAAAAAAATAGAGCAAAAGTGTTGGGCGATATTGTCCAAAAGCGGACATATCACCGAGCAAGGCAAAGAACTATATGAGAGAGATTAAATTCGACTTCAACAACATCGGAGGACTGGCGGAGATATACGCCATTCCTCCGTCAGACTTCCTCCGACTGCGTCACGACTACAACAACGACACCGACGCGCTGGAGTTGAAGTCTCGCGACAACATCATCGTGCTGCCTATCTATGGCGACCGCTCTTTCTGCTTCACAGAGCAGAAGAGCACAGACGATGGCGGCGACTATTGGGATGTTACCATTGAGGGCGTTACTCCAAAGGTATGCCGCGACAATGCAGTTCTTCTTGAGAAGCTCGAGCGCGGCGAGTGGCTCGTTTTATCCATCGACCACAACGGCACTGTTCACCTCTCCGGATCTGTCGACGTGCCGCTGATGTTCTCTTCTGAGCGCACTACGGGCGACGCTTACACCGCACTCAATGGTTCGGCGTTCACATTCGCCGGACGACAGCCATCACCCTCTGTTATTATTGACATTGATGACTTGACTAATATCTAATCGCTTTTTACGGTCTGACAACCTCGCGCCTCGTCTAAGGCGCGAGGTTTTTATTTGGCTAATTTTGTAGTGTACTCATATTTCTATAGATTATGGCAAATAACACATTACGCCTAAATGGCGAAATTTCGAGCTATCAGGTTTGGCGAGTCAACCAGTTCCTGAGCGAGAATAAGGGCAAGCCGGTCACTGTGCGCCTCGCCTCTCCTGGCGGCGACGTGGCTTCAGCCGTGCAGATATCGCACGCTTTCGCCGAGCATGGCGACGTCACTCTTATTCACGATTCATACAACGCGTCAGCTGCGACATGGCTTTTCGGCGCAAAGACCATCAAGATGTACTCCGACTGCATGCTGTTCGTACACTGCTCGTCGAAGGAAGTGTTCTACTGGCAGAAGATGAACGCAGAGCAACTCAAGCAGATTGGCGTGGCTAACGCCGACGACATCAAGCGATTGGAGTCTATCGACCGCATCATCGCAGACAAGTATGCTTCACGCGGCAAGCGCACATCTGACGAGATGCTCGCTATGATGAAGTCGAATCCGTGGCTCACAGCTTCTCAGTGTAAAGAGTATGGTCTTGTCGACGAGATCATCGAAGAGAAGGCTCCGAGCAAGGCTGCGAACGAGATGGTGAGCGCTTTCCGCAACTGCTCTATCCCGATGCCCGAGGACGGCGGCCTCTCCGACGAGCGCTCTTTCTTCCAGAAGCTCGCCGAATTTCTTGGCGTTCATAACAAGGCAGGCGCTCCGACACCTACGCCGCCAGACAACACAAAAAATACTATTATGAATAAAAAGTTCACCAACGTCAACAACCTTCTCAAGGTAGAGGGCTTTGACGAGTGCGACACAAAAGTCACACTCACCACCACTCAGCTTCAGACCATCGAAGATCATCTTGCCGAACTTCAGGGCAAGGTCGAGAACAACGGCAATCTTGAGAAGCAGGTTTCCGAGAAGCTCGACAAGTTCTCCGAGGAGGTAAAGAACACTGAGGGTCTCGATGCGAAGCTCGCAAAGATTAAGGATGCTTTCGACAAGATTCCGGCTCCGGTGCAGCAGCCTGCTGGCGGCACCGTTACTGACGAGTTCGCCGACATCCGCAAAGATCCAGTCAACAACTTCTTAGATGAGTAAACTATGAATTTCAACGATCCTATTGACATCACCGCCGTCAACACCGCGGTGAAGGCTCATAGCAAGAAGATTCTTGCTATCGACCACCAGGGCGCAGACGCAATGCTGCGCCACATGACACCCATGACGGGCGTCACCGATTCCTACACATTCACGGAGTCGTTCTTCAAGACCGTATCTTCACGCTATACCGGCGTGTTCAAGGAGCAGCAGAACATCGGTTCGTTCGCTAACCGCACCCTTACGGTGCATCCTTGTGTTATCGAGATTCTCGACGAGCCGGAGCGCTACCGCCGTGCCTACATCACAGAGGTTCGCGGCGGTCTCGACATCGCGAAGCATCCGTTCGAGATTTGGCTCATCAACCGCATCCTGCAGCAGGCTTCAGAAGACCTCCTGCCGTGCATCTGGAATGCGGAGCTCGACAGCACCGGCAAGAAGACTTCGCTTAAAGACTCTTTCGACGGTCTCGGCACGCACATCAAGAAGGGCAAGGACGACAACTCTATCTCTGCCGACAAGGGCAACCTCGTGTCGACCGGCAAGTTCACTCGCGCCGACATCGGCACGCAGCTGCTTGCTATGTGGCGACACATGCCGGAACTCTTCCGCGAGCAGAAGTCAAAGCTCTATATCCCTTACGCCCTTGGCGACCTCTACGACGACTGGTTTGCAGACGAGCATCCAAACGTTCACTCGCCGCATCAGTCTCCAGACGAGACCGGCCAGCAGTTCCTCTACGGTTCAAACGGCAAGTGCGAGATCATTCGCTGCCCGGGTATGCCGACAGACTCGAGCTTCGCGATGCTCACGCTCAAGGACAATGTCTACTACGGCATGGACAAGCCGAGCGATATGCGCAAGCTGCGTGCTGTCGAAGCCGACTATAAGTTCAAGGCTCTCGGCAAGTACGTGTTCGGCACACAGTTCATGACGTTCCGTCCGGAGATTTTCTGCGTCAACGACCAGCCGGTAGACCCGACTGTCGCCGCTTAATTTGTTTCACCTATAATATATATAATGTATGGCTGATAAAAAAAAGTGCTTCGAGCTCGCTGACATCGACCCGGCTCTTGAGTGTGACGCGCAGGACAACATGGGCGGCATCGTCGAGTCGGTCATCTTCGGCTATCACGACGAGGTGGCTACATGGCCAGACTCGCCTTCTCCTAAAGAGGCCGCTCTGACTCTCGACCAGGCAGGTGCGCTTGAGGGCGATGTTGTCATGGCTAACGGCTGCAAGGCATACAAGCTCAACTTTACAGACAATACTGGCTCGTTCAGCATCAAGATGCAGGGCGAGACTGGCGGCGAGTCGTTCCTGATGGAGCTCGCGCTTGTTTCCGCACGCATCCGCAAGAAGATCCTCGGCTTCATGAACGCAGCGAAGGGCCGTAAGCTCTTCTTTATCGTTCAGGATAACAACGACGTGACGTACCTCATGGGCGACAAGCGTCGTGGCGCTCTTCTCGCTTCCGACAGCGATGGTGCCACCACTGGTTCTTCACCTACCGAGCGCAACCAGGTGTCACTTAAATTCCAGTTTACAACTCCTCGAGCTCTCGCCTACGAAGGCGACTGCAAGAATATCCTTACCGCGGCGTCTGTCTGACGGCTGGGTTGGTTTTCATTTTACTACAATTTGTTTCCCCCCACGGCAGCGGCCGTGGAGGTTTTTTATTGTCCTTAAGCGACGCTGTTTTTATCGCTATTTTTGTAGCGTTAAATGTTTTTGTTGTTATATGAAACTTTCAGGTAATTATTTCAAAGCACGCACAATGGCAATGCAGTGGCTCGCGCAGTCAAGAGACAAGCGCAACTTTGTTGCCGGTCTGCAGATTCTCGCCATGTCGGGCTACAAGCCTACGGTACACGCGCTGCTCGCACGCAAGGGTGAGCTGCCATGGACTACAGAGAAGCTCACATCATGCCTGCGCGATGTCATTCAGGTATACTACAACCCCGACGATCCGCGCTTCACCGATGGTTCGGACGTTGACGTTCTTAACGATAGCGACGGCGAGCATCAGCCGATAGCTGAGCAGCATAATATGGCGAAGATAGCCGACACCGAGCAGTTCAAGGCTATGCCCGAAGTGATGCAGCTCGTTGTCAAGGCTTACGCCGACGCGTACAAGCAGCGCGCTAAGCTTGCACGCCAGCGTCAGGAGATTGGCGAGTCTAACGACGAGGACTCTGTCGCCCGTCGCAAGGCGATAGGCGAAGAGATGGAGCACCTCACTACGTATATGGATGCTCTCGCGCCACTGAAGGAGGCTTACGACAAAGAGGGTAAGGTGCCAGACCGCGAGACTTTCGAGAACATCGCCACCTCTGTCGAGCAGCCAAAGGCTGACGATGACGCAGATGCTGCAGCCGACTACACGTCGATGGACACTGAGCATTTGCGAACTCGCCGCAAGTCGCTCACCGACCAGATTACGCGCAAAGAGAATCAGCTTCTTTATCAGTCGAACTCTAAGCAGGCTGCTGAGAACCCGATGCCAGAGTCGCCTAAACGCGTGAAGCTGCTCAAGCAGATCGAGAACCTCAAGGCCGAGCGCTCTAAAATAGAGTACGAACTCGCATCGAGATAGCCTATGATTCTCGATCCTCAGACTATTGCCATTCCACTGCGGAGCGATGACCCACAAGAGGATCATCGCTCTCTTGTTAATGTGCTCGACCGCTCCACCTCTGACATCGAGGTTGTAGCCGACGTTCTCGAACGCCCTTCGCAGCTTGGTACCATTGCCAACGGGCGCGACAAGCATTTCTACAGCAACGGCGCGTTCAATCTCATACAGCTCATGCTGTACGTGCTTCGGCAGACCGGTCCTGCTCACGTTTTCTTGTCGACATACTCTATTGCCGAGGACTCGATATCTACGCTACGCCGTTACGTCGACAATGGCACGATATTCTCGATACGTTTTCTTATCGACAACCGCGTACGCTCGATATCACCTAAACCCTTCGCTCATCTCATTCAGTCGTTTCCGGACTCATACCGCTGCATATCGCTGCACGCTAAGGTAGCTCTCATCAGCAATGCCGACTGGCACGTCAGCATCATCGGCTCGCAGAACGCTACGCACAACCCGAAGCTCGAGCGAGGCATCATTCACACGTCAGAGGATATCTGGCGATTCGATAATAAAATAATGTATGAAGAATTTGACAGAGGAGCAAAGTAAAGCTCTTGAGGATATGGCTTACTGCCTCATACCACTATCACTCATCGCTATCAACCTCGAGATGGAGCTGCACGAGCTTAAAGATATGCTCAACGAGCCGTCGGCAGCACGCACTGCTTACTATCGAGGCTACATCCGTCAGAAGATGGAGGTGCAGCGCTCCATAATTAAGGCAGCACAAAACGGCAGCAATCCTGCTCTTGAGCAGCTGCTGCGCATGCTCAACGACATTTCAAATCAACTAAAATATGGTTAGAGAATACAAGTCTATCGCTAAACTCACACACGATGAGATAGAAGCCCATATCGTCGATCCGGAGAACAACCCTTTGCCTGAGCGATGCAAGGAGCAGTTCGGCAGGGTGCTGTCGGCAGCAAGACTGCTTGACGACTACCCCGACGACAACCATGTCATCAGACTCATGCGAGCGAAATACGATGTGTCGTCTTCGACTGTAAGACGCGACATTGCCCTGGCACGTCAGCTCTACAAGTCGCGGCACACATTCGACTGGGATTTCTGGCAGGCATGGATGATTAAAGACCAGCTCGAACTCATACGCGAGTGCAAGCTGCGCGGCGACCTGAAGGAGTGGAATAAGGCGAAGCTCGTGCTGCACAAAATCATCGGCGACAAGCCTCTTTGTGAGGAAGACCCGCGACGTATGCAGGCGAACCAGTTCTTTATACAGATCGTCAACAACAACGGCGAGCAGCGCAGCATGCCGCTCGGCGATGTGCGTGCTCTCAACGACCAGGAGAAGAAAGAACTTATTGACAACCTTTATCAGCCTATCGACGACGCGCAGGCTGAAGAAATCATGCAGACATGACAACACTACATCAGGACTACTGGCAAGAGGATATTCACGTCAACCGCGCGCAGTACGCGTATCTCATGCTGCAGGCAAAGAACAAGTACGCTATCATGTCGCGCGGTACGGGCAAGTCGTTCATCGTCGGTGCAGAGGTCGACGAGAACGTGCGCATCATGCCGCGCGGCATCACTACCATTGCGCAGGCTACCATCGGTCAGGCGCTCACCAAGACGCTGCCGTCTACGTTCAAGATGCTCGAGATGCTGGGCTACAAGCCTTACGACTACGAGACGCACACCGGCGACTACGTAGTCTGCAAGCGGCCTCCTGAGTCGTTCATCCGGCCGTACGAGCACATTATGCAGTTCGATCATGTTATTTCGTTCAGCAACGGCCACTGTCTGTATGTCCTCACGCAGGAGGGCAGCAGCCGCGGGCCTAACGCCGACTTCAACATCACCGACGAGGCGCTGACTATCAACAAGGAGAAGTTCGACCAGGAGGTGGCGCCGACAAACCGCGGCAACGAGTGCATCTTCGGCAAGCGCGCCGAGCATCCTATCGTCAAGCATCACGGCAACGCCTTTCTCTCTTCTATGCCTTACACCTCGCAGCAGAAGTGGCTGCTCAGTCCGGCAGAGTACTACGAGAAGGAGCGAGGCATTCCGCTCTTCCAGCGCTGGAACCGCTTAGTGCAGGTGCAGATGCAGATGATCGAGGCGTACATCGCCAACGACAAGCCTCTGTTTCGCGATCTGTGGAACGAGACCGTGCGCATGCGGCGAGAGCTCACGCCGTTTGTTTCAAAAGACTCCACACTTTTCATACTTGGCTCGGTGTTCGACAACATCGAGAATCTGGGCATGTCGTACATCGTCAACCAGTATCGCGTGATGGATAAGCTCTCATTCATGGTCGAGATACTCAACTTCGTGCTCGACAAGGTCGACCACTGCTACTATAAGCTCGACGATCGTCATCTATACTACAACGCCACCAACGACAGATACCTGCGCGACTTCGCTGAGAACAACGACTACAACTGGCAGGATCTCGCGCAGGTGCAGGACTCGCGTGCCGACATCGACTGCGATCCGACGCAGCCGCTTGAGATAAGCACCGACTGGGGTTCTGCCGCCTCGTTCCTCTCCGTTGGCCAGGAGCGCTTGTTCGACTTCTCGGCTAAGCTGGTGTCGCAGACACCCATCGACTGCACCATCAACGAGTTCTACGTTAAGCGCGACGATGAGACCGACACCGAGGTCAACGCCCTCGCCGATAAGTTCCTCGTCTATTACGAGCACCACGCCTGCAAGCGCGTCACCCTATACCGCGACCGCTATGGCGATGCCAAGCGAGCGAACTCTAAGAAGTCGTACAACGAATTGTTCGTCGAACGACTGCAGCGTTTCGGTTGGGAGGTCGAGCAGCGCGTGCATCCAGGCATGGAGCCGCCGCAGCACGAGAAGTTCTTGCTGTGGACATACATTCTCTCCGAGACCGACGCACGCTTTCCTCGCGTGCGCTTCAACGCCACGCGATGCAGACATACGCTTATATCTATGCAGAACACGCGTGTCGTCGAGGACTCGCAGGGTCGCTTCGCAAAAGACAAAAGCTCGGAGCGCAAGCAGTCTATATTGCCCGAGGACGCTACTCACTTCGGCGACTGCGTGGACAAGCGCATCTGGACTAAATACTACACAAGGCTGCGAGGACTTAACTCTACGTTCGTCGACGGTCGCGTCTGACTTCTTGTCGCTCTTTTTATCGCTCGCCGACCGCGCGCTTTCCATTTAGGACTGCGCGCGGTCGTTTTTTTGTGCCCTCGGGCGGTTTTTGGTTGGGCGGTGGGGTGTCATATATCAACTGAAAAGCGACTAATCGGGCGCTCGCCGCGGTAGGGCGCGGCTGGCTACGTTGTCACGTAGGAGCAGACTTTTTAAAAAAGTCCACGCGAAAACCTCGTAAATACGTAGTCCTTAACTTATTTTAATGAAAAAATTTCGCCCCGAAAATCGGCGTTTTCTCCTTATAGCAAAGCTAAGAAAACTCCGATTTTCGGGGATTTTGGTATGTGCGCCGTTTTTTGCGCACATGTTTGTTTTCTTACATCTTGCGCTGTTCCGTTCGAGAGCATTTTTAGATGATTATTGTACATCGGGTAGAGTGTCGTTTTTACTTCGCGAATTTACGGCGGACGGCTGTCTGCCAAGCACCGATGCTCTAAAGCGCCAGAAATTTTACAGCAGCCTTCCGACTTTTCTTCCTACGGCTTCCTTCAAAAACTCGGTTTTCCATAAAATTTCAATCCCTTTTGCTTGTCCTCTCGCCTTGCTTCCACCGTCTTTTTGCGGCGTAAAAAGCGAAATTCGACCCGACGTGAATAAAAAAAACTCTCAAACGGGCTACAGATGAGATGTGTAAAAAGCTCTCTTCTCGCCTCGGAGAATAATTTTAAGGAGGACAAAAAATGAAAACAGCCAGTTTCTACAGCTATTTGCCGAAGCGTTACACCGCCAACGACGTGCAGACCGAGCGCATCAGACGCTTTATTTATTCTTTCAAGCGCGGCGACCACCATGCGGTAGACTTCGCCGTCAACATCGTAAGCGAGTGTCTTAACAAGTGGTATGGCGCAAGCAATCAAGACTATGTGCTCGTGTGCGTTCCGGCGGCTACAAGCGCGAAGTATAACCGCCGCTTTAAGCGTTTCGCCGAGGAGGTAAGCAAGCGCACCGGCATACAGAACGGCACGGCACACGTGAATATCTTCGGCATGCCTGCGCCCAGCACAACAACGCCGCGCACATCGTCAGCGAGTCGTATGGCTACTACGTGAGCACCGACCCCGACTTCTTCGCAGGCAAGAACGTGATACTCTTCGACGACCTCATTACTACAGGAGCCACGGCGGAGGAGTTCGCCGCCGAACTCACAGCTGTAGATGCTAACGTCATCGGCGGCTTGTTCCTCGCACGCACCAAACTTATTCGCAATTTATAACCATTAAAGCTAAACAATATGAATAATTTTTCAGAACTCGTTCGCGAAGAACGCCCCGACTACAAAGTATATAATAGCGGTTTCGACTCGCTCAACAGCGTTGAGCTCATAAGCCTAATAATAGGACAGGGCAAAAGCACGCGCGCAGCCATGCAGCAGGCTCGCCAGATAGTGAACATTTGCGGCGGCAGTCTTCGCGACATCGCCACCAGACGCGCCGAAGAACTACAAGTAGTGCAGGGCGTAGACCCCAAGAAAGCAATGACACTACAAGCAGCGTTCGAACTCGCTAAGCGCATCGAGCGCGAAGCAGCAGCCGACCGCCCGAGCTTCAGAACCGCCGAAGACGTTTGGCGATACTTCCGCCCGATAGTGGGCACGGCAGACCATGAGGAAGCGCACGTGCTGCTCATGAACAATAATTTCAAACTGATTAAAGCCGTGAAACTATCAAGCGGCGGACTCACCGAGACAGCCGTAGACGTGCGCGTCATATTGCGCGAAGCACTCGTCAACAACGCCACCACGCTCACCTTGATACACAACCACCCAAGCGGCAACCCATGCCCGAGCCGCGACGACGACCGCATCACGGCAACGCTAAAGCAGGCGTGCTCTACAATGCGGCTCTATCTGATAGACCACGTCGTCGTGACGGATAGCACATACTACAGCTATTCGGAGGAGGGCAAGCTATAGACCGCATCGCAACCATTTTGTTGAGCTCAACGAAATGGTTGCTCTTCTTCCCACCCACCGCCCTTCCGCCGCAGAT